GTTTTACAATGTTACCTGAGCAAAAGTAAGATTTACCTGCTCCTGATTCACCTGCAAACACAGTTACCTTACCTAGCGGAACACCTTTGTGAAAGTCTCCTGAGATAAGATAGTTTAGTGCATATGATCCTGTTGAAATCCAATCAGTAGGATCGTTAAATCCAGCACTCATGCCTGAGATACTTTTAGTCAAGTCCTTGCGGAACTTGCTAACATCAAATGATTTAGCCATTAAATTCTCCTAAAAAGCTGAAGTAAGTAACCCCCCGGTATTGAGCTGCTATGCAAGCCTGGGGGGTGTTGTTAACTTATTAACCTTGACGTGCTCTAATCATTGCTAGAATGTCATTTGCATCACCACCAGTAGTAGCTGCTGCTGGTGCTTCTGCTGCTGCTTCTTCAGTTGACTTAAAAGGAACATCCTCTACTACTGGTGTTGTTTGAGTAGTAGGTGGAGCACTTTGACTTGTAGCAGTTGCATGTACACTTGGCGTTGTATTTGGATCGCCTGTACGTGCTGCCATTCCTGCTGGACGGAAGTATTGTCCCCAACGATCTGCATCATATGCTTCACCGTCTACTGATGCTTCGAACATTTCTTGCATTACTTTAACTTCAATCTCACCTGGCTTCTTAGGTAGGAAGTCATTAAGATTAAACAATCCGTGTGTATTAACTGCTCCCATTTCTGCATCACCTAGTGGACGATCTCTACGAGCCCAGTTAGATGTTGAATAGTCTGCATAGCCGCCTTTAGATGTTTTGTTAAGACGGAAGTCTACACCTGCTGTGTAATCTGTTGGCAGTTCTTCCATATCTGGATCCATAAGCGCCTGCTTAATGATATTGAAGATTTGCGGACCAATGATAAATCTACGGATTGGATTTTCCGGAGTAGTGTCCTCGCTTAGTGGATTATCTACAACAAAGCCTTGGAAAATATACGAACGCTTTTTCCAGTACTTACGACCCATGTCTTCGAGACTTGCGTCTTTAAACCAGCCACGTACTTCGTTGAGAATGTTACATGTCTCACCATACATTTCCATACATGGAATTTGTACTTGTACTGGACGAGAATCAGTTTGTCCTTTAACACCTGCGAATGGAAGTTTAATTACCAAACGCTCTTGCCAAAAGAATGTGTTATCAGCGTTGCCATCAGGAAGGAAACGTAGCGTAGAGCTATCGCCTTCTTTCATATTCCAAAATGGGTAAATGCTGTTGTCGCCACCGCCTGAACTGCGGTTGTTGTTACCGGACTCTTGCTCTTTGAGCTTTGCTCGGATTTCTGCTAATGATGCCATAGTTAATGCCTCCTAAAATGTTATGCCTATGTGCAGTAGCTACATTGCTACTAGTGCCTGTTTTGTTTGTAGCACAGTTATTAGTATATGCTCTACTACAAACAAAGTCAAGTCTTTTCTTAAAAAAACTTGCAAAAAATCAATGGACTAGTTGTCCAAATGTATTTAGCCAAACTATTAAAGTCCGGCTAAATCTGTAATTCTACTTAATTCTTCGTTGCTTTCGCCAAACTTTGCACCAACCTCGTCGTACATGTCATGCACTAGATCCATTACTGATGTATCTAAGCCCATTGGTCTTTTACCTTGGATTAGTTCAGCAATAGAGTAAAAGTCTTCTAGTTGACTCGCAATCATTCTTACGTCTTCGTCATAGCCGCCTTTTCTTGCGTCCTGCATTTCTTGTTGCTTTTGTTTAATCATGCCAGTTAGTTTTTGCATGACCTTTTTGTCAGCATCGTTTAGTTTACGATCTTCTTCTTGCATATCGGTGTCTCTATAGCCCATTACTTCTGCTACTTTGTTGTTGATTTGTTCAATAAACTGTTTAGCAGGTTCAATGAATTCTTCGCCATAGTCTTTTTCCACCATAGTAAGAATTGCTGTTTCACCTTTTGGAAACTGTCCTGTTTCACGATCAAAGTATGATAGGATAAACTCGCCTAGTGGAGTCTTTTGTTCTTTTTTATCAGCCTTTTCAATTCCACCATCTGGTGTCATTTTAACATCGATTGTGTCGTCAGCTTCTTCTGTATCTTTTTCTGCAAACTGACCCATTGATTTTTCAAATGCTGATTCCAATTCTAGTTCTTCTGGTACACAGTTAGGAACTTCTTTGCCGCCTTTTTTCTTCATACCAATCTGCTTGTAACCCTTCCAGCAAGGATCATCGGCTTCTGCCATTAGATCGTCTGCTGATAGTTCTTGTGCCTTAGTAGCTTCACTTACTAGCTTGTAAATGTAAGGAAATACGTCAGCTAGTTCTTCATTAAATTGTTTAATAGTAAGTTGATCAATCCAATTTTCAGCAACATCACTTGGAACATCTTCCATTACTGCTGGAGCAAATGCTTCAAATGTTTCTTTGTAGTATGACGGACGTTGTAATGATTCAAGAGTCTTTTTAACTGTGGCAATACGTGCTTTAACTACATCTACATACTCACTTAGGCTTTCTGCCATTACAGCACTACGGCCCATGTAAGATTTAAACTTGCGTAGTTTGCTCATTTCTTCTGACATGCTAACAATATGCTTGCCAAAATCATCATATGCGTTGCCGCCTTCTGCTACGTGACGTGTCATTGCTCTTGCACCTGTTAAATGCTTATATGGATACTTAAATCTTTCACCTTCTGCACTTTCAATGTACAAAGAACCAACTTTCTTTGCTCTGCCACCTGGTGCTTCTTGATCAATACTTTCAGTATGTTTGATCATTAAACGTGCTCCATCAAAGTCTTGATAGCTCACCTTTGATGTGCCATATAATTTAGATTCGTTCATGTTTTCGTCCCCGCCACGGTTCTTTGCTAAAAATTTATAATCTCTACTGTTTAAATTTGATTTAGTAATATCTCTAGTATCAAATGTTAATGCTCGCTTTCTAGCAAACATACGTAATTCTTTTAAAAAGTCATACCAGTTATTTTTTGTTATATCGCTTTCGTTAGCAACTAAATCTTCGCCATATACAACTGCTATGCTTTTATCATTTAGACTTATACTTATCTTACCTACTGGACGTCCTTCGTTCATAAAATCAAAATCAAAGTAACGTGCCTGTTTAGGTTCATTGCTTATATTACCTTCGGCATCACCAATGGTGACACTTGGAAAGCGTCCACGTATTTTATTAAATAATTCTTCTGCTACTAAGTCTAAATTCTGCATAATGTATTTATCAATAGTTACTGCTAATAAAGATTGGCATTGGTGGTTCGTAATCTTCGTCGTGTTCTGCTTGGTTAAACGTATTGTACACACGAGGATCCCAATCTTTTAGTACACTCATCATTCTAATTGCTAAAAGTGTAGCACTAATTAAATCGTCATGTGTACCTGACTTTGCTTGATAACTGCTTCCTGTTGCAATAAAATTTTTCATCTCACCTATTAAAGGTTTTGAATAAACTTTCATTTTATCGCTTTCTATCATTGTTTTTAGACGACTGCAAGCAGTAATTTTAGTACTATGTGTAGTATTAAAGCCTTTGCGGAACTTCCTAACGTGACCTTTTCTCATCGGTTCACTAACGAACAAACCCGGTATGTTCTCTTCCCCAAAATCGTTTATAACGATCAGTGCCGCTTCTCCTATGCCATTATTTTCTACACTCCAGTATACATTACTTGCGCCTGCAGCGTCTGCTAGATATTTACATATATCAGACAAAATTCTAATTTGTCCTGGTATAGCAGTTTGATTGTGTTGCCATTCTGCTACTTGTTCATAGCTAGGCAATTCGTATACTTGTATAGCAGCAAAGTCGCCACCTGTACCCATACTAGGATCTAGTGCTACTGCATATGTATACTGACTTGTTGGTTTTTTATACCAACGTGTTTGTCCCATGTTAAGTATAGGACCACTGCCTTCTAGTGCAGCAAGTTTGATCGAATTAATAAGTGTTTCGTCAAATACTAAGAATTCACAACCGTATTCACGACGGAATTTTTCTTCGCCAATACGTCCGATTTCTTCTTCTTTCCACTTTTCATTTCGATCTGGATGCTCACTCCAATGAGCTACAAACGATTTAAAACCATTTATACCTAGTTCTTGTTCATTGCCGTGCGCATCAAACTTTTCTTCTGCTTGTTTCCAAATAGTAGCAAACGTATCTTCATCTGAGTTAGGTGTGCTAGTAATAATAGCTCTACCACCTGTTGCTAGTGTAGGTGATATTGAAGTCCAAAACTCTTCTGCGATGTTAGGTTGCACAAATGCAAACTCGTCACAGTATAGTAGCGAGATACTCATACCACGTCCTGTGTTGCCCGTTGTAGTTTGTGCTACAATACGTGATCCATTTTCAAATTCAATTGATTGTTTGTTATAACTTGTAACACCTGCTCTAATATGATCCGGGCAAGTTTCAT